GCCAAACAGGCGGGTTGCTGGCAATCGATTAATCCGCGGCCTTCGCCGTGCGTGCTCTCTTGGGCGTTGGCTTGGCTTGTTTGAGCTCATCGATTTCGGCGGCTTGGTCTTGGATTAGGGTCGCCGCTTTCTCGCATGACCGAAACAGTGCCAGCATGTTGTGAACGCGGTGCGGCTGGTTTAGGATTCGAACGAGTTCGCGTTGTTCGTCAGTAAGCATGAGAGATCCTCCGTTAAATGCTAGTTAACTTTTAACAGCGTAGGGCTTGCGTTGTAAAGCGCCACAACATATAGTGCCCAAGAATGCTTCGAACACACCATGTTCACATTCCCCTCCCTGTACTTGCCCCGCGTGAAAACGTGGGGCATTTTTTTTATTTATTTGCTTGCATTACCTGTTAGCTTCGTGTTAACAGAGAGCATGTATAGAGGAGGTACACATGACACTTTCAGAAGCACACAGCATCATTGGATCGCTCGGCAAAGCATTTGCAGAAGCCATGATTAAGTTCAACCACACAATGCCAGACAGCAGCATGTTGATGCACGGCTTGGCGGCATACATTAAATTAAATTTGGAAGGTGAATGGCCACAAGTTGATGAGGCGTACAACGTCATCATCGACAGCGCGCTATCCGATTACAAGAAACTATGTGGGGCGTAACGCTCCGCGATTTCATCTTGGCGCTGCACGGTGTGGACATCGTGTGGACGCCAGCAACACAGGAAGAGGAACCACCGTTTTGACTTACACATACGACATCACAAAGGGAGAATTTGTTATGACTTACGAACAAAGAAGAGACCAGCTCGTAGAACGCATCAAGATGCGCCTGAAAAAGATTGACCGGCTCAACGACATTAAAGGCGTGCGCAACGGCAGCGTCAGCGCTGACCTTGGCTGGGAGCAGGCGATGCTTGCGGATGACCGCAGAGAGTTGCGCCAGTTACAGCAGGAGGCCGGTGTCGATGTGGCGTCTTGATACATTCGTCGTTGTCACAGTGTTTGCGCTAGGCGGCACCAGCGTCGCCCGCGCCATCGAGGTGTTTATTTTTGGAGTGATGCCATGACGCAGAAGTTTGTTTGGCCAAAGGGGATGCAGCCCAACGAGCAGCGTTGGCTTATGTGCATCGACATCATCAAGGAGGTGTGCGGCATTGAAAACCGCATACTCCAGCGCAAGGTAAACCTCTCACACGCGCAACGTGAGGCTGGCCTGAAGGGCGGAAGAAAGCGAAACGAGCGCCAATACCAAATCGTTCTTGAGATGGCTGCGGAGGGCAAAGACAACAAGCAGATCGCCAAGAGGTTAGGTATAACGCTTCAGCGTCTATATGAATTTCGCTCTAAGCATAAAATATGATATAAGGCTCCTACGGGAGCCTTTTTTATTGGAGGACGTAGCCATCCCATATGCATGCAAAGAGCGCCAGAAGGCGTACAACAAAGAGTATCGCAAAGAGTATTACCAGAAAAACAAAGAAAAGATTAAGAAGCGCACATACGCGCTAAAGAAGAAAAAGAAACAAGAATACCTCGAATGGAAGTCAACGCTCTCATGCGTGCAGTGCGGGTTCTCGCACCCCGCGGCTCTTGACTTCCATCACGTCATCAAAAAGCCAGACAACAGAAGAGTCAACGAGCTCGTGCGCTCTGGCCGGTATAAGGCGGCGTACAAGGAGGCGACGGAGCGCTGCATCGTGCTATGTTCTAACTGCCACCGCATACACCACTGGGATGAGCATAACGGGTATGCAGAAACGGAAGTGGTTCTCGATAAACACGACTGATATTATGCCCTCGCAAAGTTGAGGGATCACCATGTTAAAAGCACTTAAAAACTTCTACCAAGCTATCTTAGAAAGTCGCCAACGAGAGGCGGATCGTCGGATCGCCGCGATGCAGCTTCACCGGATGACTGACCGCGAGTTGCGCGATCTGAATATTTCTCGTTTTGATATTGATCACGTCGTGCGAACGGGGCGCGTAGCAGATTAAACAATGCCAAGCCCATGCTTTGCGGCGTGGGCAGCAGCCACCCAGCTAGAAGCAGTAAGAGTATCCAAGGCGGGATGTTTGTCTTGTTGACTTGGATACTCTCTACGCTTTTCGTCTCAATCTCTTTTACCGTTTCCGTTTGGATGATGTCGCGTCCAGCGGATGTCGTTGTTTCTTGCGCCACGACCTTTTGCTCCACCTCTCTGGCCACGTTCGTCCCGATCGGCGTCACGCTCACTCCGCCAGACGGCGAGAGAAAAGACGGCAACGCCGAGCAAGCCCCAAGCAAGAGCGGGAGACATATGAGTGCTACTCGCTTATCCATTGCCCTACGTCGAAGCATGGGCACGCCTTAGAGGCGTAATCGTTGTGGCCAGACACTGTGCTAATCGTTGGAAACTCTTGCTTCAGGCTTTCGATCAACGCGTGCAGCTCGCGGTGTTGATCTGGCGTAAAGTTGTCGAGGAAATCGTCATCGGCTGCGCCACCGCGTCCGCCAACGAGCGCAATGCCAATCGTGCCCTTGTTATGTCCGCGAGTGTGAGCCCCGCTACGCGTGATGGGGCGACCGGCAGCGATCTGACCGTTACGATGTATCACGAAGTGATACCCGATGTCAGACCACCCGCGCTCCTCTGTGTGCCAGCGGCGGATCTCTTTTACGACTTCATGTGCGTCGCGGTCAATGAACCAGTTTCTGTTTGTCGCCGTGCAGTGCACGATTATTTCGTCAATGTGTCTCATTTGGTTTCCTTTCCCATCCAAATTGCAAAACTTCCCGTCATCGCGCCAGTAACTACACTGATCAAGCCCGCCTGCGATGTACTCAAATCTGGTTGACTTAGCGCCCATTCTATACACCTGATGTAAACGATAGTCTGCACCAGCATCATCAGCCGAGGCAGCACTTTCCAGTTATCTAGCATTGTCGCCATTAGAACCTGCCCTGCTTCTTCCCGAAGTAATAAAACGCCACGCCGAGTACACCAACGACTGATACCAGAACCAGAATGCCAAACACCCACTCAATAACAGCCTGTTTAATCTCCGCTTTGCGATACGCAGTCTTACGACGCTGCTCTTTAACTTGACGCAGAATTTCAAGATACTTTTCCTTGCCTTTTTGACCGCCTGTGTAGGTCACAAGCCTCAGAATTTCAGCGCGCTGCTTGGCAAGTTTTTCTTGCGCAGCGTATATCTCAACAGCCTCACTCTCGGCAGAGCCACTCAGTGACTTATACCAAGGCGGGTTTTTGGCTCTTTTCTCCAAGAAGGCAAGGTCACTTGCAGCGCCAGCCCACTTTGACAACTGCCCAACGCAATCCTCGATCTCACGACCAGTCGCCACAAGTTTCTGCAAACCGTTAAATGCAGCCGTGGCTGTCGCTATGGCGGTAATTGGATCAAGCATCGTACAACTTCACTGGGCATATGCTGTCAGGGTCAACGTAAAACACTTTGTCATACCAGCGCCCCCGACGGTTATAGTTGCAGTCATAATAGCACAATTTAGTAAACCCGTAAAAGAACGTGTGGGTGTGTGCTATCAGGACAAGCGTACACATTTCACCGCGTGGCTACTCTGTTTTTACGCGTCAAGAAGTCTTCCCACATGGGCTTAATCATCTTGTAATTTTCCTCAACTTTATATGACGTCACAGCCATCTGCGCGTTCATCTGATAAAGTTGCAATGAACCCCAGCTTAGTAGGCCAAGACCAATAACTCCAAGTAGCTGCTCAAACTTCATGGTAGGTTTCCCGTAAAACTTTTTTTCAACATATCACATACACACTCCTTGCACCACACTCACATTAATGTTAACAGAGTGTGAAAGACGGAGGATTATATGTCAGAATTGAAACAAATTGGCCCGCGTATACGCGAGGATGTTTACAAATCGTTACACGATTACAGCGACAAAACGCGCATGAGTATGTCGCTGATCGTAGAGCTCGCTCTGAAGGATCTACTGGTGAAGTCCGGCTACGAGTTCGCAGATGATCATCGGAATTGATTGCGGATACCGCACAGGCGGGGTGGCGCTAGTCGGCGATGACTGGTCAGAGGTGCACGACTTGCCAACATACGATGAAGGCGGCGTAGACGTTGCGGCGCTGATGGACATCATTACGTCGGTCGAGAAGGCGGATCACATATTCATCGAGCGCCAGCAGGCAATGCCAAAGCAGGGCGTCGTGTCAACGTTCAAACTGGGTTACGCGTTTGGGCAGATCGTGACGACCGCGGCACTTTCGCGCACGCCGTACACGCTGATCACGCCAAACAATTGGAAGCGCGCGCTCAACTTACCGCGTGACAAGGACGCGGCACGCAGGCTCGCACAGCAGTGGTTTCCGGATCTCGCTGGCCAGCTCAAGCGCAAAAAGGACG